TGAAGATTTGTGTCCTCTTGGGGGAGCCGTGTTTGAGAACGGCGAGTGTCTTGTAAATTTCAGATTTTATTTAAAAATTTAGGAAATTGTTTGTGAGCGTTGCGAACGCCAAGCCGCACGTCATGGTGACGAGTGGCGTAAAGAAATGGAAGATTTTAAGCGTCAGCTTAAGATGGATAAATTAAAATTATGGGCTGCCTCTAATGAATATCTGGAAAAACGTGAAAAAAAAATAAATAGCTAACTTTTTGTTAAACTTGTAGGCAAGGGAAGCCGGGTGACCCGGCGACTGCGCAGGGATAGGGTCTGGTTAGGGTCCGGTTAGGGTTAGAGAATAGAGTAGTTAGGAAATATCTCAAATAAAAAAAAAGAAAAATCAGTAATTGTGAAATTACTATAAAGATAACAATACCAAGCCACACGATAACATGCCTTCGTTCTATGATGGAAAACGTTTCTTTCTCACCTTCCCTACCATCGATCGTTCCCCTCAAGAGCTTGTTGCTTTTTTACAAGGCAAAGCGCCGCTTAAAACATGGGTTGTTGCACGCGAATTGCATGAAGACGGGCAGCCCCATTTACATGCGTGTGTCGAGTTTGCCAGTCATCAAAGACGTCCTGTTACCTGGCTCGATGACTTTGGGATTCATCCCAATAAGCAGGATCCACGGAAGTGGCAAGCGTGTATCCAATACACAAAAAAAGGGGGTGATTACATTGATGGTCCTGAGCAAGAAGAGTCGGATGTGTCCCTACAAACTGTCCTCGACAATATTGAAAAAGAAGAAGATTGGATGGAATATTGTTTGCAAAAGAAGATTTCCTTTCAATACGCTCAATGGTTTTGGCATCGTCTAAAGTCGGATTTTTGCACTATAACTGAAGATTATCAAGCTGAAGGAAGAATGTGCGATCAATTGGCCAACTATGGGTTTAATCCACACCACAAGACTTTAATTATCAGGGGAAAAACAGGTACAGGTAAGACTACGTGGGCTTTGAAGAATATGCCCAAGCCCGCGTTACTTGTCCGTCATATTGATGCTCTTAAACGATTCCGTCCCGGCTTCCACAAATCAATCATTTTTGATGACGTTGATTTTTGCCACTTTCCAAGAACAAGCCAAATTCACTTGGTTGATTGGGATTGTCCTAGTGATATTCACTGCCGGAACGTTACTGCTACTATTCCAGCAGGCGTGTTTAAGGTTTTTACCTGCAACGAATGGCCGCTCCTCGACGACCCAGCGATTAGAAGAAGAGTGCACCGCGTGACGATTGCTGAACCTTGGGGCGATGAAAATGATCAATAAAATTTGGAGCGACTTAGCCACAATTTTTATTCTATTAATTACTCCTCCTCCTCCTTCCACGTGGTGTGATTTCTGGAATGTCCTATTTCCGGAGAACCCCCCATTAATATTACGGGGGGTTCTCCTCCTCCCAGGGTGCGATCGCGTAGCATCGGCGGAATGGGATTAAACCCCTTCTCTCGCTTTTGCCCAATAAACACCAACCAAGCGAGAGAGGATGGCCTATAATAAGAGAGCGTTTAGTCGTTATGCCCGTCAAGCTGCTGGAGATGCTGCTAGAATTGCTACCAAATGGGCTGCTAGAAAAGCTGTTCAAAGTGTTACTCAGAGTCGTTCGTCTGCTAATCCGCCAAAGTATGCTGCTGATGCGGTCTATCGTGGAAAATTTATTAAGAAGCGTAAGAATACTTATAAGAAAAAGAAGAAGATGCTCCGTAAGAAGAATAAGAAGAAATCAATGAAGATTGATTTATCTTATGGTGGCCTTGCTATTAAAAAGGAAGAATATGGTACAGTTGATGATCTTGATACTGTCTATATTATTAATCCAGCCATTAGTGATTATGAGCTAATCACGTTGGCGGTTCAATCTATGATCAAGAAATTGCTGAGAAAAGGAATTAATTGGCATGCACCGTCTGCCGGTGAAGAGATTGAATTTGGATTAAATTCAGGATCTGTTAATCCTGTAGGATTGGGATTTACACTGTATGGTGGAAATCCTATTGCCTCTGGTACTGATATTAAATATCAGGTATTGGTTAATCATCCAGTTGTTAATGGTGATACCATTAGATCTGTAGCGTCAGCGTTTTATAATTATTTTTATACTTATTCCGCAGGGTATGGGTTGTCAGATAATAAGAATACAGAAGAAATTTATCAATTTGTGATGTATTCACAGGTTAAAGCACCAACAGCAGTTGGTGCAGGTGATATTGTTCAAACGTTAGCAACAATTGATGTTGCTAGTGAGGTTATTAATTACTCAGGTTATAGCCGTTTGAAGGTTCAAAATAGAACTAATTCCGTTAGTGATTCTGGGTCAGTGGAAGTGAATGATTCCAAGCCATTGGAAGGATATATTTACAAGTTTAATGGATTGCCGAAAACGTCAGTGGAGAATGCAGGAGATTTCATGAATATGAGTATCTCAGTGCACACTAAGACGTTTGGTGCAGCTACTACTCCTGGCGATTTTAAAGAGCCTCCTCCAATGCGAGTGTTTAAAAACTGTTATGCTAGGTCGAAAGTTTATTTGGACCCTGGTATTATCAAAGAAGTGACTGTTAGGTCACGTGGTAGTAAGAATTTCCTTCAATTTTTGAAGGATATTGATTATAGTGGAAGTACTGCAGGACTTGTTACAAGTTCGAGATTTCCATGTCAGATGTTAGCATTGGAAGAAGTTATTAACTCTACTGATGTTAATGCTGTGAAGCTAGGATTTGAAACCGGAACATCGTTGATGGTTGAAATGGTTAGTCGTCCTAAGAAGATATATTCTATTCCTCATTATACTGTTCAGAATATCACCGAGACTGTTTAAAGAATAAATGTAAAATAATTACACTGTTATGGATAAATTGGTTGAAGATTTGTGTCCTCTTGG